ACCCGGTGCTCGACCTCCTGCGTCGAGGGCACGAGCTGATCGCCGATCCCTGTCGATGGTGCCGATCTGCCGACGCACGCACGGCCCGACACATCGACACCGACTACTTCGATCCGAACGCCGCCAGCTGGTGTACGCGCGGCGCGCTCCTGAAGTGCGCAGGCGGCTCGGTGCCACGCTATTTCGACGCCTTGGAGATGCTCAACCAGGCTGCCGCTCAGATCCTCGACAACGAGCCGATCTGGTCCGGCCTCGCTCTCGTCTTCAACGACACCCAGCGCCATGGCGAGGTGATGCGGATGTGGCGCAAGGCCATCGCCATGCGCGAGACCCAGCTCCAGCTCATGGGAGATCTCTATGCCCTTTGATCAGCCCAACACCGTCGCCGACAACCTCAAGGTCGCCAAGGCCCTGATCGCCGATCCCGACGACTGGTGCCAAGGCACGTTTCACGTCGCCAGTGGTGAACGACACCGACGCTGCAGCTATGACGCTCTCCACGTCGCGGTGTGCGGCTGGGATTACGAAGGCGACCCGCGCCACATCGACAAGACGCGCGAGCTGAAGCTGCTCGGTGAAGCCGCCGCCCATGCGATGGGCTTTCAATCGTATTGCGATATGGACGTGCCTGCGGGCGCGATCTGCGTCGCCAACAATACGCTCGACCATCGCGGCGTGATGAAGATGTTTGACCGCGCCATCCAGCTCGCTGGCGGCTGACCAGATGCCCGGTCTCTCCATCGTCCCCCAAACGCCGGGAGGGATCGGGCCGTAGGCGCGGCGTCGCGCCCCTCGCCACCTGATCGTGGCGTCGCGCCTACACCTCGATGAGGTCGCGATGAATAAAGAGCGCCAAAAAGAGATCGCTCGACGTCTTCGCCTCGTGCGCCAAGCACTCGGACTCAGCCAGATCGAAATCGCCACAGAGCTTGGAATATCGCCGCAGCGATGGTGGCACTACGAGGCCGGGAAACGACCTTTCGACATCGATGTCGCCTGCCTGCTGTGCCAACGCTGGCCCGAGGTTCCCCTCGAATGGCTGTTCATCGGGTGGACGCGAAAGATACCCAAACGCTTCATGAGGCAACTGCTGGAAGCGTGAGCTTCGCCTCACGCAGCATCGACAGCAGCGCACGCAGCGCCTCGGGGCCTTCCTGCTCGGCATCGACGCGCAGCACGTCATAGCCATCGTCGAGTGCCGTCATCGCTTCCTGCCGCGTCGCCAGCCGTCCTTCCTTCCACCACTGCACCTGCTCGGCAGGGCCGACGTTGAACAGCACACCCTGGTTGCCGCCGTGCGCCTTGAAAGGACGGTAGCTGCGCGTGATCCACATTGCCGAGATGCCGGGATTGCGCTCGAAAGGCCGACCCGCTGCCTCGACATGATCGGTCGGCAGATCCTTCTCGTTGCGCCGCATGCGTGGGCGCGTGAGGAAGGGACAGACCTTCAGCGCATACTCGGCACACTCGCGATGGCTCGGGGGCTCGCTGATCACCTTGTTGATCGTACACATCGGTCCCAGCACGAAGGCGAGATGCACGCCGAGCTTCTCGCCGCACAGCCAACACTTGCGCTGCTTCACGCACTCGACCATGCGATGGTGATCGACGACGCGGAAGTCGGGCTCACCGTCTGGTTCAGTGACCAGCTTGCCGTTCGACATCCACGCGACGAAGAACGGGATGATGAAACCGCGCGGATCTCGAGGACGGCGCGCAAGGCGAACGGGCACTGCGACAGACGGCATGATTATGTCAGGCATCGGACACCTCCTCGACGGGACGCCACGCGATGGGCTTGATGTGGGCGATGATGAAATAGGGATTGGTGACCGGCCCACGATAGATCACGCCATCCGCGTGCAGCAGAGCGACGCGACGCGTGCGCAGGGGCACGCTGTCGAGCCGCCGCCATCCGGGCGGCAGTGGGCACGTCATCACCTCGGGGTTGGCCTCCAGCCAATCGGTCAGCTCGTCTGGCATCATGATCGATCCTCGATTTCGAGCCTGCCGCGCAGGCGCACGTTCGCCATGAAGCGACCGGTGTCGTAGGACTGGACGCACAGATTGAATGCTCGTTGCCCTTCTTCGCGGGATATCAGCACCATGCCGTGCTTCTCGAAAAGGTCGCTCAGCTCCGCGAGAAATTGCGGCACATCGCGCGTCAGGGCGTAGCTCATGATCAATTCCTCATGCCACGAGGCGGCAACCGCCCGCGCTTGCGGATCAGGTTCTGGGCGCGCTTGGCTGTCGCGAACGATTTGGGATTGAGATCGGACTCAAGCTCGGCATCGGTAGCAAGCACGAGCTGCAGGGTCTTGTCGAAACGCAAGAACGCACCGCAGTCGAGACACAACGAGAAGTCACCCGGCGTCGGCTTGGCCTTGGTGCCAACCGAAGCGGCATGGTCCATGTGATAGCCGCACACAGGGCACAACGCATCCGGGGTGCGTGTGTCGGTCATGAGGGATCGTCCTTGATGCGGGCCTGCAGCCCGATGAGCTTGAAGTTTTTCGGCAGATCCTTCACCGCTTTTTCAGCGTCGGCCCGGGTCCGGTAGCGCCGCCACACCGCCCACGGTTTATTTTCCCAGCTGCACTCGACGGCGAACGGTTTCGACTTGGCCGCTTTCGACCCTCGCCGATCTCGACCGTCCGACATGAAGGATTGCTGCCTGCTCACGAGATCAATCCTTGGACTGCGCGGCCAGTTTCCACGAGATACACGCAACGATGAGCTTCGGCCTGTCATCCCATTCAATGAAGTACATCAGTCCCAGCTCGGGGTGCGCGTAGGAGCTGATCACCGTCGCTGTGTCGCCAAGCGTGTGCGCGTCGCCTTTCTCGTCGGCGACCTTCACCACACGTTGGCCATTGGGCACAGCGCCATCGGCCTGCCCTTCGATGTAATGGCCGATATAGCCGGGTTTGGTGGCGAACATTTTCAATCCTTCGATGGCATCGGCGGCTTGGGCCATTCGGGCATGGTGCCCAGCGCTTCGCGTGCCGCCACCTCGAAAGCCTGCTTGCAGAAATTGATGAACGACTGCTTCACGAGCGGCTCGTCATGGATCAGCGCCAGCCGGACGCGCGCGATCTCCGACGCGCCTTCCATCGTGTCGAGCTTCGCCCAGTAGCAGACCCACCATCCATCCTGCTCACGCAGAGCAAGGCGACCGCCATAGCCGCCTTCGATTACTTTGCCCATGTCAGTGTTCCTTCTTGCGAAGCTGCTGCAGCATCTCCGTCAGCGCATATCGCATGTCGGCGCGGACCTCTGGCGGGATCTCGCCGACATCGTTGACGCGTCGTATCTCGCCACCATCTGTGATCTCGCGGATCAGCGACTGCTGCATCTCCATGGTCCGGCTCGCATCAATGAGCGCCATGTTCTGCCGGTCGATCAGCCGACGGCAACGCAACAGCCAGTAGCCTGCCCAGAACAGCACGATGCTTTGGCCAACGATGCAGCCGATCAGGATCTCGGTCTGGAGGGTCATACCCAAGTCTCCATGATGTGCGGTTCATCGTCATCGCGACGCGACAGACAGGTGAGACCATGCAGTGCGAGGAAGCGTCGGATCACTTCGACGTCGCCCGATCTCACGACATCATTGGTCGGCGTCGGTCCCTCGGGTCTGATCTCGAACCGGCGCGCCACGTATGACTCCGGATAATCCGTCGGGCGGTTGTAGACCGTCCACATCGACAGGTGCTCGTCCATGCTTCACCAAGGTTGGATGAACCGCGAGGTCTCAGGCTGCCATTGCAGCGTTACCATACCCGGTGTACCGATTGCGTAGAAGTCCCGAGATTTTTCCACCGAAATTTCCGTAAGGTTGCCGTGTAGGTCGGGCCGGTAAACGACCACACCCGCGTCGCAGCGGTTGGCCCATGCGGCACTGTCGGCGATGTCCCATAGCCCGGGCTTCGGGATCTTGCCGTTGCGGTCGCGGCCCATCTTCTTGGGGTGCGCAACAATGATGAAGGCGACATCCTGGTTGCGCGCAAATCGGCGGATCAGCTTGAGCGACTGCGAGATGTACTGCTCGATGGTCCATTCCGGCGGCTTGTCGGCAATCGAGACTTCGTTCCATGGATCGATGACGCAGATCCCTGCGCCGTAGCGCTGCACCGCCGTGGCGAACCGCTCCAGCAGCCATGCCAGCGTCATGTCGTCGCCGTCGCCACCCTGCACAAAGGCGAAGTGCTGATTGATCCATGCGTCGGCATCGAGCCGCTGCTGCTCGCCCATGTATTTCTCGAGGCACTCGGCGCGGAAGCTGCGCAGCACGCGGCGGAGATCCGGGACAATCGCCTGCTCGAAAGACGCGAGCGCCGTCGTCGCCTGCCAGTGCCATGCCATGTTGCAGGTAAGGTTGGCGACGAACGATGACTTGCCGTGCCCGGGCGGGCCGGTGACGACGATCAGATCGCCGCGCCTGATGCGCAGGTGCGGCGTGAGACCGGGGATGCAGGTGTCGAGCGCGCGCTTGGTTGGTCGCTCGGCGATCTCGCTCAGCCGCATCAGTCCCGAGACCGGCATGTACTGCGCCGAGGCCAGCGTCTCGCGCACGGCGCGCTCGCCGCTCGCCATCAGCACGTCGTTGAGATCCTTGCCGGTCGGGTATTCGAGGATCTGGCAGCGCGACCGCCCGAGGCGGCGCGCCAGACCTTCCTGCAGCACCTGACCGTTGCGGTCGTTATCGACCGCCAGCACGATGGGACGTTCCTGCTGCAGCTCGGCCTTGGCGTGGCCGAGGAACGCCCAGCGCTTGCCGTCATCGCCGTCATCATGCTCCGGTGCGCCCCCCGGCACCGACACCGTCTTTGGCCAGCCGCTCTGGATGGCGGCGAGACCATCCATTTCGCCCTCGGTGATCACCAGCGGATAACCGGCCAGCTCGGGGTTCCGCAGGCAGTCGACGTTCCAGAAAATCTGTGGCGTGCCGACGTCCTGCACGAAGCGCTTCTCGCCCGTGATGGTGCGTCGCTTGGTGCCGACGCGCTGCCCGCGATCTACGACCGGGATGGCGATCCAGAGATCGTCAGTAGGACCGCTGCATGGACGCCAGCCATGCTGCACCGCCAGCTCGACGTTGAGCCCGCGCTTCTCCAGTGCCAGCGCGTGCGCCTCGTCCATCCCCCATTCTGCCTTTTGCGCCGCAGTGCCAGCAGTTCCAGCGCGCATGATCGTCCTCGACTAACACTGAGAGACACGCGTCAGTTTTTTTGCGCCTCGTCGGCGAGCACCAGGGGCAGGTGGTTTTTTGATTTCCGGAGACGGCTCGGACGTAAATGCCGAGCCGCCGTAGATCGCTGACGACGGTCATGGGCAGCTCCTCGGCCAAATAGCTGGAGACGTCGCCGCATCGGCACATGGCAGTGTTCAAGGATCTCCTGAACCTCTTCCAGACTGTGCGCGACGAAGAACAGATGGCCCATGCGATGCCACGCATCGCGGATCAGAAGCTGGTCAGGCGTGAGCCGACCCTTCTCGGTCTTCAGCTCGATGCCGATCAGACCGACGGTGAGATCAGCCATGACGATGAAATCAGGCAGGCCGCGCTTCACGCCGCGCGCCTTCATCATGCCAGCGGCACGTCGGGAGAGCTTGCCAGCGCCATGATCGATGGCGGTCCACCATGTGCGCTCGGGGTCGAGCACGAGCTGCAACATGTGCGCCACAGCTACCTGAAGGGCGTGCTCGCTCGCCATGGCTACGCCACCAGCGCGGCGTTGATGAGACGTTGGCGAACGTTGGCGACCAGTGTCTTGGTCTCCGGGCAGTGCGCCTCGAGACGCTGGTTGGTCTCCCGGATGGCGTACATCACGGTCGTGTGGTCGCGATTGAACATGTAGCCGATCTCGGGGAGGCTGTAGTCCGGGCAGTAGCGGTCGACCGCCCACATCGCGACGTGCCGTGGCCTTGCGAGATATCTCTTGTGGCTGGCGTTCATCATCTCGCCCGCCGTCAGGCCGCTCTCGATCACCACCGCCTGAACGACCTGCACGACGTTCAGGCCGAACTTTGACTCCGGCCAGATCACGCGCCGCCGCATGCAGGACGGCAGCTCTCGATGGGTGCGATGGTAGGGCTGTCTGTTCTTCAGACGGACGCGAACAGCGAAGGGATTGCGCAGCTCGGCATAGGCCCCATGGGGAGTGGCAGGGCCTGCGCCCAGAATGCGGTCACGGAGGGCTCGGTTCTTCTTGCTGTAGCGCTCGCGCCGCTCCTGCAGCTCTTCGAAGATCCCCAAGTGTTCATTGCTCATCGTCGCCCTCGTTGTCTCAGGAATGGCTCCCTCACGAGAACCCAAACCGCGAGCAACGCTGCAGGGATGACGATCACGCACAAGGCGAACGTGCCGACCTCCATGACAGCGTCGGCAAGCATCAGTTCACCCGCTTACGGCGTGCTCCTCGTGCCGCCGGTTGCGGCAGGTAGATGTCCTTCTTTTCGGCTCTGGCCAAGGCAATGATTTCCTTGGCACGCCACGGCGGCAGGCGATTGCGCCGCGCCCAGCCATGGCAGGTAGACAGGGGGATTTTCAGCCGACGGGCCAGCGCCGAATAGCCACCGAACGCCGCCACGGCTTTGCCGAGGTCAATCCGCTGCTGTTCCATGAGCCCCCTCCCGCAACGCATACGCATCCGTCGGAAACCGTACGCTTCTCGTATGGTCGGAGGGAAGTCAAAAAAATTACACAAGACTTTTGTGCTCAAGTGGACCGAAGCCACCAGCTATTGGCCAGCCACCTCGCAAAGCAAACGCTTGCCATACTCAATGCGTAGCATAGAATTATGACTTGTGGGACAGTGTGAGCATGGTGCTCAAAACCCAACTGGGGCAATAGATGAAAGTGAAAATGCCATGGCTGAAGACCCGCTTGCGCGAGATCGGAAGCACACCGACGGCGCTGGCTCGGGACCTCAAGGTCCAGCCGCCGAGGGTCTACGAAATGATCAGCGGCAATCGAGCGATGCAGCCGAAGGAAATTGAACCAACCGCGAGACATCTGAAGTGGTCCGTCGAGGAGCTGCTGAAGCACCTGCCGGAAGGCGCGCGGACAATCCCCGCCGGTCTCAATCGCTCACAGGGCTTGATCCCGGTGCTGGGCACCCGTCCTCCGACCGGAAAGGTCAGCACTTCGAACTTCGACTGTCTGCTGACCGGCGAGACGACGCACTACGTCAAGGCGTTGCCCGCCTTCATGGGGCGCGTCGACATCCAGTCGCTCTACCTGCACAGCCCTGTCATGACGCCATGGCGCAGTCGCGGCGAGCTGGTGATCTTCGAAACCGAACGTCCGCCGCGCGAGAGCGATCACGTCGTGATCTATCTGGTGAAGCAGGACCACGAGCAGCCGGTGCTGGTCCGTCAGCTGCTGCGCCAGAAGGGCAACAAGCTCCACCTGCTGCAGCACTCACCGATCAAGGAGACCGAGATCGACCTCGCCAAGGTCGCCTCGATCTATCGGGTGATTACTTGGGACGATGCCGTCCGATGAAGTCCCGCCGCAACCAAGGCGTCTCACACGCTCAGGAGCCGTTCCAACCTGAGCGGCCTGAGCCCGTCGGTGTCGACGAGCTGAAGGACGCGATCCTGCAGCTGATGGTCGAGCGCTTCGGCCATCGGCACATGACATGGGAAGACGCGGACATGGCGCTGCGCCTCGTCGCGTTCGAGATCAAGCAAGCAACGCTGTTCGCGCCTCCGTCCTGAACGGAAAGCCGCTCCTACTCAATGCGTAGGAGCGGCAATTCCCTCGCGCAGGAATTTTCCAGAAGCGGATCAATACACTACGCATCGCGTAGTTTTTCCGCTTGATCCAGAATACGTCGATCATACGGTCGCGCCCTCTTCGGGGAGGACCCGCGTTGACTCGGCACGAACTACAGCAGCTCGTTGCAATCTGGCGTGATCTCAAGATCGGCCAGACCATCGAGCCGATGAAGCGGCTGCAAGACCTGATCGCCAATGCCGCCATCGATGTCGTGATCGAGGACATGACGAACACCGCCCTGGAGCAACGCGAAGGGGCCAATCATGACGACAGGCGGCGATCCGTTTGAACGACACGGCATCGATCATCTCTCACCTTCATCGCTGCGCCTGTGGCGCGAAGCGCCCGCCGTCTGGATCGGCAAGTATCTCTTGCGCGCACCAGACGAGAGCGGCCCGGGTGCGTGGCGCGGTCAGGCCGTAGAGGCCGGTGTCGACCGACTGCTCTACGAATGCGACGACACCGTTGCCACCAACGCGATGCGCGCGAAGTGGAACGAGTTGGCGCAGGGCCTGATCGATCCCGACGTCGAGAAGGAACAGGATGCGCTGGATGCCTTCCTCGATCAGGCCAAGCGCGCCTTCGCTGGCATGCCCGTGCCGCTGCAGCGTCAGGCCAAGGTCGAGCTGCAACTTCCGGGGATCAGCGTACCGCTGCTGGGCTACGCCGACTGGCGCTGGGCCGACAAAGGCACCGATCTCAAGACCACATGGCGCGTGCCGAGCACGCCTGATCCGGCACACGTCGAGCAGGTTGCCTGCTACTCGATGTTCCATGGCGTCCCATACTCGCTGACCTACGTCAGCAATCGGAAGTGGATACGCTACGAGATCATCCACGAGGTCGCGACCGACGCGTGGGATCGCGTGATCGAGACCGCGCATGCGGTGCGTTCCTTCCTTGCCCATGTCGACGGCGCGCACGACGCGCTCTCGATGTTCGCGCCGGACTACACGAGCTTCTACTTCCGCCCGCCGATGATCGAGGCCGTGAAGGCGGCGAAGGCCGTGCGCGTGCTCGCGCCCAAGGTCGCTCTGTCGGGAGACGCGCCATGAACGAGCTGCCAGCCATGGCGCAATACGCACACACCCACTCGGTCTATCGACCCGACCAGATCCTGACCGGCAGCGGTCAGATGCTCGCGAGCCAGAACGTCGGCGCGCGAGCGCCGAACCAGCAAGCCCTCTCGCAAGTCATCCATGAAGCCCAGCAACGTCAAAAAGGAACGCCCATGTCGAAGACGCCCCGCCGCATCGTTCAAGTGTTCATCGCCGATGCCGACGAGAACATGCCGCTCGACAAGTGCCTCGTCTATCAGGGCGAGCAGAAGCTGACCGACGCGACGGACGAAGAGCTGTTCTTCGAGATCGACATCAAGACGCTGCTCGACACCCACAACGCCGAGCGCGTGAAGCTGGTCAACAAGAAGGTCAGGGAGCGCACCGAGTATCTCGAACCGGCGCGCATCCGCGACCTCAAGATGACCGTCGTCACCGTCGCCCAGTTCTGAGGTCAGCCATGTTGGTCAATATCAAGTTCGTCAATTTCCCCCGGCCCGGGGGCAAGTACGGCAACCTGAAGACGGTTGAGGGTGGCACCATCATGGTGCCGCCCGACCTCCTCGGCCTGTTCCGGTCGGGCATGTCCTGCGAGATCGGCACCAAGGAGCAGACGTGGGGTCAGGGCACGCAGGACGAGCGCCTTGTGACCGTCGCCACGACTGGCCCTCTTGGAGGCCAAAATCAGCCCGTACAGGGCGCGTACGGTCAGGCGAGGCCCGGAGCCTCGTCCGGCGGCGCGCCCCCGTACAGACGGAATACGGGCTTCCAGCCACGGGTCGTCCAGGGTGGCGGCGGCCAGCTCGGGAAATCGCCCGATCAGGAGCGGATGATCTTCATCACCGGGGTGGTCGGGCGCGCCATGGGCTCGGGTAAGTTCACCGCCTCGGAGGTGCCGGTGCTGGTGCAGGCGGCAGCCGAGGCGTTCGACCGGCTCACCAGCCCGTCATCCGCCAGCACCACCTCTGGGCCGCCCGACATGGAACAGGGCGACCCGGGCCCGTCAGAGCCGATGTGATGGCCGAGGGAGCCACCGTCCAGCTCGTGGGCGACCAGACGCGGCAGGCCGCCTGCCGTCTGATCATGCGTGCCCCCGAGGGCTGGGTCGTCCGCATCGACCGGCCCGGGCGCACGCTGCGTCAGTCGAGCAAGTTCTGGGCGACGTGCGGCGACGTCGCGAAGTCGGGCTTCACATGGTCGGGCACGACCCACGACAAGCAGGGTTGGCATGATCTGTTTTTGGCGGGCTGGAACATCGCCAAGCAACGACCGGTGCGTCTGCTGATCGGCTTGGAGGGTGAGCTGGTCAGCCTGATGCGGCACTCCTCGACGCTGAGCGAGGCCGAGATGGCCGAGCTGCTCGATTACACGAGCGCTTGGTGCGCGATGCACGACATTGCCTTGAGGGAGGACTGATGATGGCACGACCGAAACTGAGTCAGGCACAGGTGATTGCTGTCCACACGATGATGGCCCCGCATTGCCGCAAGAACGGCAGCGGCATGGCGGTCTACGAGGCGGACTGGAGTGACGAGCGCATCGTCCGCGAGATGGAGAGCTGCAATCCCGAGCCGACAAGACCGATTGCCTTGTCCGCCGTCCGGAACCTGCGGCTGCACATCTTTGGTCGCGTCCGACAGAAGAACGCCGAGGCCGAGGCGCAGAGCGTGAAGGTGCAGGAGCTTGAGCAGCGTGTCCGCGTGCTCGAAGAGTATGTGGCGAAGCTCGCGACGTGGCTGCAGCAGCAGAAGATTGCGGCACCAGTGGGCCGCTACACGCCACCTCCGGGCCGTCCGCAATCCACGCCTCCAGAGGAGGCGATGAACGTGAGATGACGCTCGCCTGGTACAACGAGATCGATCCGTTCATGGCCGATTGGTTGGAGCAGCTGATCGATCAGGGAGCCATTGCGCGCGGCGTTGTCGAACGCCGCAGCGTTGTCGACGTGCATGGCGCGGACCTCGAGAAATTCTCTCAGTGCCATTTCTTCGCTGGCCTCGGTGGTTGGTCCCATGCGCTGCGCCTTGCAGGAGTACCTGATGACGAACCGCTCTGGACCGGCAGCGTACCGTGTCAGCCGCTTTCGGGCGCAGGCCTCCGACAAGGCCATGTCGACGAACGACACCTCTGGCCCGCTTTTTTCCGCCTCATCGCCGAGTGCCGCCCTGCAGTGGTCTTTGGAGAGCAGGTTGCGAGCGCTGACGGACGTGAATGGCTCGCTGGAGTTCGCGCTGACTTGGAGCAGCTGGGATATGCCATCGGGGCCGCCGATCTCCCGGCTGCGGGCGCTGGCGCGCCACACAAACGGCAGCGGTTATTCTGGATGGCCGACGACAACCGCGAAGGACGCCGACAGCAACGGGTCGAGCCACCCGCGCACCAAGACGCACCACCCGGGCGTGACACTCACCGACGCGGCTCGACTGGCATCGTGGTCGACGCCGTCGGCGCGCGACTGGAAAGACGTCCCGGGTATGGCCACAACAGCGGTCAATCCCGACGGCTCGATCAGATCGAGGTTGGATCAGTTGCCACGGCAGGCGACGCTGGCTTCTGGTCCGCCTTCGACATCCTCCCGTGCATCGACGGCAAAACGCGGCGCGTTGAACCCGGCTCATTCCCGCTGGCTGATGGGGTTTCCGCCCGTGTGGGACGACTGCGCGGTTATGGTAACGCCATCGTCTCGCAGATCGCCGCGACGTTCATCATCGCCGCGCTCGACGCTCGGAGGCTGAGATGAAGCATCAGCAGCTCGACATGTTTCCCGAAAGCAGCGGTCGCCTGCTGCGCGACGATGCGCTGGAGAAGGTGCAACACAATGCGGGCACTTGGTTCCTGCAGGCGATGGAGGTCGTCCAGAAGATGGCGAGCGCCGCGCCGAAGCGATTGGTGACCGGTGAAGACATCCGTCTCGAAGCGACAGCGCTGATCGGTGAGCCGCACCATCACAATGCGTGGGGTGCGGTGATCAAGTTCTCGATCCAGGCGGGCTGGCTGAAGCCGACCGGCGGCATGATCGACATGAAAGATCCACGCAGCCACGCACGGCAGACGCCTGTCTACCAGCTACGCCAAAAAAGGGGGCCACGATGAAAGAGAAGACACGCATCGCCAAGATCGATCCCGAGACCGGCGAAGAGATCCCGACGACCGAGGCCGAGCGTGCGAAGGTCGAGGAAGAGATGCGTCGCCTGCTGCTCGGCGGCGGCACGACGTTCCAGTTCACGCCCGAAGTGCGCGAGCAGCTCAAGGCTCAAGGGATGAGCGAGGACGATCTGATCTCGGCGATGGCGGAAGCCTTCGATGCGAAGCACTGACGCAACATGGCTGACGCGCCAGCAGGCGGCGGAGTACCTGCAGGTCTCGATCCGCCAGCTGACCGAGCTGCGCCTGCCGCGCTCGATGCTGAACTCCAGCCCGAGATATTCGCGCATCATGCTCGACGAGTATCTCGAGGCCCGGAGCTTCACGCCGACCGGCAAACGCAGAAAGGGCGGCTCGTCGCCGCCCTTCAGGTTCAGACCGTCTCCGGTGCTCGTCTCGGTCAATACCGAGGAACAGATCGACCGTATGAAAGCTACGCTGCGACAGCAGTCGCGCCGACGTTCCAAGCGGGCAGGAACTTGACGGCATCGTCGAGGTTGTCCTGCTCCAAGTGCGCGTAGATCTGGGTCGTCTCCAGATCCTTGTGCCCGAGCAGCTTCGACACCTCGATCAGGCGCGCGCCGCCGCGCAGCAACCGGCTGGCATAGGTGTGACGGCAGACGTGCAGGGTGAAGTCCTCCATGCCAGTCGCCGCCTGAAGGGCGCGGATCGCGTCGTTGATGTCGAGCGGCTCCTCCCACTTGCCGTTCGACCGCTGATAGGCAAACACGCGATTGCCGGTGTAGCCGCCCTTGATCTGCTCGGCCTTCATCTCGCGCAGCATGTCACGCACATGATCGGGCACGCCCACCGTCCGGGTGTTGCCGGTCTTGGTGGTGGGGGCCGGGAACGTGATCTTGCAGACCCTGTTGTTCATCAGGTCGACCTTGGGCCACGTCAGCAGGAAGGTCTCGGTCTTGCGGCTCCCGGCGTTGAACAGGAAGGTCAGGACGCGCTCGACGCGAACGCTGTAGACGCGAGCTGCCGCCATCACCTTGGCGACCTCGTCGTTCTCCAGACACTTCACCTCGCCCTCGTCCTCCTTGATGAAGGGGATCTTCGGCACCTTCATCATCTTCTTCGCCTCGTGCGCCGTGTTCAGCACCGTGCTCAGCACGGCGAGGTAGGCATTCACCGACGCCTCCGAGAGACCAGCACGCAGGACGCTCTTGCGCCCGACAGCGCCCTTGGCGGCGATCTTCTTGCCGCTGCTGAGCATGCGCTTGCGCCACGCCTTCACGATCTCGTCCGAGAGATCGTCGAGCGCCGTGTTCTCGCCGAGGCCTTCGTGGATGCGGCGCATGGCCGAGTAGTAATTCCGGACCACCGGGATCTTGTTCAGATCCTCGATGCCGCGCGCCTTGGCCTTCTGCACCGCCTTGCTGATCGAGAGCACGTCATCGAAGTAGAGCTGCGTCGCGTCCTTCACCGTCGCACCCTTGGCGAACTTGCCTTCAATGCGTGCCTCGGTCTCGTCGCGCAGCTGGCGCTCGACGGCCACGGCGTCGTCGTAGCTCTTGCGGAGATCGCCGCGCATCTTGTCCGCCTTGTGCAGGCGATGAGCGGCCTCGATGTCATCCATGCCGATGCGGACGTCCGTCGACTGACGGATGGGCTTCGCCATCTTGGGATGCTTGAACTTGATCTGCCAGAACGGCGACGGCGGCGAGATGCGAATGAAAACGGTCACAGCGGTTTCTCCAAGGACACAGTGAAGGACACAGCTGAATATACGCATTGCGTACGGTGCTCACAAACGAGCTTATTTTATGGGCTTTTCTGGTGGTATGGAAGATACGACAGGCGTATTTACCAGAAGAGAGTACCCGTGGCCAAAAGGCCCATATTCATTGGGTTTTGCTGAAGCTGAAAGGGCACAAAAGGGAAGACACAGGCACCCCCGAGGACACAATCGGGGACACAGCCCGAGGGGCCTGTTGCCATGGTTTTTCTCATCCTCAGAAGTCGGCGAAGTGATCCCACGGGCGCTCGTCCAGGGCGCGCTTCCTGAAGCAGCTCACGTTGCCGTGGCGGACATCGACCCGCTCGTAATAGCCCTCAAAGTTCTTGGTGACGAAGTCGACCACCCGCCGCACGGCGGGCATCCACATGTCGTCGAGAATGATCAGGCCCTCGATGTCGAGGATCTTGTCGGAGAGGCTGAAGTCCATCAGCGTATCTTCGAACAGGTGCGAGCCGTCGATGTAGACGAACTGAGCGCGCCTTTTCCCGGCATGCATTCGGGAGAGCGCGAGAGACGATCTCGCCTCCGCCCACCTGAAGCGGCGAGGCCTCCATCTACTGCCGAGACCGGCATCGTCGACAGCGGCCAGACCGACGCCATGCCACAGCGTCTTCTGGAAGGGATCGATGGCGATGTGCTGGCCGTACACGCCACGTGCCATCGCGTCGAGAATGAACAGGGTCGAGAAGCCGTAGGCCATGCCGATCTCGACTGAGAGACGCGGACGCAGCTCGTCGTGCAGCTTGGCGATCAGCTCGCCTTGCTCAAAGCTGACCCGCGTTCTCTCGTCGATATCGTGCAGTCTGCCGTCGGTGCCCCGGTGGGCACCGCCTGCATAGAGGGCATCGAGCTTCTGCTTCGTCGCAGGAAGCATACTCACGCGTGGCCGTTCGATATGGCCAGCGATGCTGCCTGTCCAAGCGTCTCGGGGAGACCGAGGAATTTGACGAGCTTGAGACGATTGCTCTCGCTCGGGACATAGCGCCCAGTCTCCCAGTTGGAGATCGAGGCCTCCGACGAACCGACCTTCTTGGCCAGCTCGGAAGCACTGAGGCCCTTCTCAGTGCGCGCCTGAGTAAGGCGCGCTCTGAACTCAGGGTCCCCCTTCCGTTCGACGGGTCTGCCGTCCTTCGTTATGACGCCCATCTTGTGCTTCTGCTGGTTCGATAGCGGCTGAAGAGGTCGCTTACTTTTGACCGGCTTGTCGGCGCGCTTCGGCTGCATCTGTCGATACATCCACAGCAAGTCGAGCGGGCCGAGGTGACGCTTGGCGAGGAACGCTTTCAGTTCAGACAGCGCTCGGTCCCGCCGGTCCATCTGCTTGATGCGATCCTCGATCTCTTTGATGCGGTCGCGGAGATCCTGCTTGGTGAGGAAGTGTCCTGTTCCACCTCGTGGCATGGCTATACCCTCGGCAACCGCTGCGATGCGGTCGGTCTGACGTTGGGGATTGTGTGTCGGGTCTTAGGCGTACGGCGGCGGGCGCTCGGTGAGCTGTGGCCATTGCCATTGGTGCGCCGCTTGGCCTCGTTCGTGAGCGGCGCGGGGTCGAGATCGTATTCGCCCGGATAGAACTCACCATTGCGGTCGAAGACGATGGTCTCAAGACGAAGGGGAGCTGAGGTGTGGAACCGAAGGGCGTTGCCGTCCTTCTTCAGGATGTAGGTGACGTCGCGAAATACAAAAACTTCCCGGGCATCGAACTGCCGACGCAAGGCCCGGGCAGCGGCGCAGTTGCAGGGATCGTTGGGCTGGCCGTTCTCAATATCGGCGCGCCCGATTTTGAACCGAAGACCTCGGTATGAATTGCTGATCTTTGACTTTCCAATTTTGATGGCCAAGAGATCCTCCTTGGGTGTTGTTTACATTGACACGCGTACGACGAGGGGTAAGGCAGGGCCATAAAAGACCCTACGCAACGCGTAGCCCGGAGAATGACTCAGTGTTGAAGTAAATATCAAGCCCCCTGCAAGGGCTTAAGACCACAGGCTCAGAGGCCGCTTCGACCGTCCCAACCGCGCTTCTCCAGCTCGTGCAGCAGGGCAATGATCTCCTGCTGGCAGCTGTCCAGCTCTTCGATGGGCAGCATGTTGTCGGTGTCGGCATAGGTCTCGCTGTACCGGACCATGTGCTCATAGACGTCAGCGGTAAGATGACGTCGGCTCCGGACCAGATAGGAGGCCGTGCCGCACCGCCCAATCCGGATCTTTAAAGCCTCCAGCAAGTTCGACAATTCGCCTGCGGGCTTCGTCTGCGCTGAGGTTGCCACTGTCCACCGCTCTCCAAATCGCCGCCGCCTCATCTCCTTTGCCGCTCGCCTTGAGCTGCTCGAAGAGAGGCCGCACGGTATCCCAAACTACCGATTGCGTAGCTCTTGGCAAGAGGTCGTATTCTGACCCGACCTTGCGGTAGGGCTCGACATTTAGCCCATACACGCCTTTGACGCCTTCGATGCTGGAGCTGGCAGGGCCCTGCCATGGCGCGTATCCGCGAACCGGCGACGGCTGGTCCTTGGTGCCGAGATGAGTGCCGAAGCTCTGCACCACCGCTGGGCTCTTGAGCGTCAGCGGCTGGAACTGATTGGCGGCCACGGCATGCGTGTCCGCCGTCACATCGCCGAACCGGCGGTCGAACGGCACGGCGAGGTTGTTGTAAAAGTTTCGAACCTTGTGATACTCGCCGAGGAGCGGCGAGATCACGTTCATGTCACCGCCGCTCTGGAAAGCCTCGACTGCCTTCTTCGACTGCTCCAGCGTGGGCGACGCGATGTTGATCGGCTTGCCTCCCCCCGAACGCGCCCAGTCGCCCAGCAGCCCGGTCGGCGACATCGTACGGAACGACGTCGGATTGTGAGCCTTGTCGTAGAGCTGCACCCACAGCGCCTTGTCACCCGGTTCCTGAAGGTCGCTGAGACGCGCGCCCTTGATCCTGTCAAATTCCGTCTTGTAGCGCTGCAGCGCTGGCGTGCCGCGAAAGGCCTGCTCCATCTCGGGCGTCATCGGCTTGGTGATGCCCGCCAGAATGTCGCCCGTGCGCTCCGCCAGAGACGCGTTCTGGTACCAGTCGCGCTTGGGCGACAACACCGCCGTCATGCCATGGACCGACTGCTCAGGAACGCCCCAGCGTCGCGCCAGCATGTTGTCGAACTCATTCGCGCCCTCGTACCAGTGAGGGCTCTCCTTCCTGATCACGTCAGGCGCGTTCTCCATGATGAAGCGGAGATTGTCGCTCGCCTGGTTGACGTAGGCATCGGCTGCCGCCGTCGGATCGCGCAGGCTCGCAGCGCTGCGGAACCCGGGCCACTGGCCGAGCAGGCCCTGATTTTTCCCGGCCCACGTTTCGGAGCCGACGACCTCGTCGCGTCCGATGTTGAGATGATGCGTCAGCGGATCTTCCGTCGCCTTGACTGCTGTCGGGAAACGCGTCGACACCCGGATGTCGCCCGCCGCTCGTGCGAGCGGCTGCGCAATCTCCTGAGCGGTTTTGCCAATGAGCCGATCACCGGGGATCACACCCGCCATCGCCGTCAGTAGACCAGCCCCATGGCCAGCAGCGTCCTGCCATCGCCCTTGCAGCAGTCCCTTGGTCGCCTCACCGCCTTCGGTCAGCGCATCCCGAATGGCAGCACCGGGCGACAATTCGGCGAGCGACTGCACACCCGATTTGTAGGCCTCGCGCACATTGGCGGGCAGGCTGCGCCAGAGGTAGGTCAGCGGGTCCCAGCTCGCGCCCGTCCATCCCGGCTGCTGCGCCTCGTGAACATCGGGGCCGCCGTATGACGTGGGCGCGTCAGGGTTTGGACTGTAGAGCAGGCCGGACGTCGGATCGGCCATCACGGTCCTCCCATCAGCAGACCGCGCATGAGACGGTCAGCAGGCCCGGGTTGGTCGTTCAGCTGATCGCGCGTCGCTTCGGCAGCTGGAAGGCCGCCGAGGAGACCAGCTCGCCCCGGCGACGCGGGTGGCGTGTAGTTGGCGGGTGGCCGGATCGCGTTCTGCGCTTGGAAGCGCGGGATCACATGCGAGGCACCCGTGCCGACGGCAGAGCCCACGACACCACCCGCGACCGGCGCACCGAACATCGTGCCGATGCCGCCGCCGATGGCGGCACCGAGACCACCGCTCATCCCGTGCTTCAGCACCGCCTGAATGATCAGACCGCTGCCGGGTGGATTGATCGGTCGACGTGCATCGGCCATCGACTGCGTCATGTCGTAGAAGCGACGCAGACGCGCCATCTCGTCGGGCGAGAACAGGCGTTGGTAGATCGGTGACTCCGCCTCACCATCGAGTGCATTGCGCATCGCGGTGATGGTCTTCTGCGGCGACAGCGTCTCACCTGTTCTGGGATCGACCGTGAGGCGGCGCAGCGCCTGTTCCTTGATCGCCTGTTGTGCAGCGGGCTGACGAGGGAACACCTGATTGTTCAGGTGATCGATCATCTGGACTGCTTCGCCCTTCTTTACGCTCGGGCCGAAGATGGTGTTGACGACAGCTGTGCCAGGTTCGTCGCTCTGCAGGGCCTCCAGCACACGCGTGGTCGCCTTGTCCTGACCTTGCTGACCGGGCACGAAGTCGAGCATGCGCTGTGCGTGCGCCGCACGCGCTTCACCGAGCAGCGAATTGAGCGGAGCGAAGTGATCGTCGAAGCCCTGCATGATGCGTTGCATCGCGGACTGGTCGACTTTGTTCGTCGTGCTGTAGGCGGCGGTTCGATACTGCCCCAGCACCTGCCGCAGATTGTCGATGCCTTCCCAGTTGATATCGGCGGCACCACGCGGACCGAGACCACCTTGCGTCCATCGGTCGATCTGCGCGAGCGCACGCGCCGCGTTGGGCGCGAGAGACGGGAAGTCATCGTTGACGATCACGCGACCGGGGCCCGTGCGCTCCAGCGAGGAGCGCACGGTATTGCCGAGCTGGTTGACATACGGCATCGGCACCGTCGGCGAGACGCCCATGCGCTGCAACGTCGCCGGGTCTTTGGCCGCCTGATAGAGCTGGTCGACACCACGCTCGGCTTGCTGGTCGGCGGCATTGTAGCCCTGCCGCAGCACTTGGCCTGCCTGCTCTTGCGTCATCGGACCACCGACGTCGCCACGCAGCATGCGCTGCGCAGCCGTGCGCTGCGCATCCTGCGCCTCGCGGTTGGCCATCATGATTGACTGAGCTTCGGGATTGCCCGGGCCCGCGAGCGTCTGCTCGCGCGCCACCTGACCGGGAGCCTGACTGATCTCGCCACGCGTCAAGGGCACACGAAACTCCTGCCCGAGGCCTTGGCGATATGCGGCACCGACAGCCTGTGGATCGCCGAACGTGCGACGCGCGACGCGCGAGATCGTCTCACGCAGCTCGGGCGTCAACCTGGACGGATCGATGCCGAGCGCGTGGATCGCTTCATCTGACAGCCCGGGGCGGATCGCTTCGTTGATCCGGCCAGCGATTGGCATCGCGAGCTTGGACACGCCGAAGGGAAGAGCGGCTCCGAGAAGACCGGAGGTCGCCGCCTTGCCGACATCAATGTCCTGACTGGTGCCACCCGACATCCGCGTCACAGCGTCTTCGCCGAGGCTCTGACCCGCCATCGTGAGACCGCCTGCCGCCATCACACCGGGCAAGGTCGCTGGTGCAAGCGCCATCGCTGGAAGCGAAGCGGCTGTGCCGAGCGCGAGACGTCCGGCATCCATCGCGTCGAACTCGCCGGGGCGCGAGGTGTAATACTTCTTGCCCTGATACTCGACCATGGGGTTGCCGAACTTGTCGTCGACAGCCTTCGCTCCCGGCAGATGCTTGGCGTAGATCTCCTGACGTGCTCTCGGATTGTCGGTCGTCATCGTGCCGAACTTCAGCGCAGCGGCGCTGCCGAACGGGATGCCCGGTGTTCCTGTCACGTCCTTGCCGTTGAACACCGATACACCGGGGACATCGATGTACGCCGTGGTCGGCGCGTCGGGGAACTCGAGGAGCTTCTTGCCAGCGTGCAGCGCGCGCAGTTCATCGTCCGACATTTTCGACATGTCGATTTTTGGCGGCGACGCTTTCTGCTGCTGCTGATACAGCCGCCGCAGCTCCTCGTCGGACATGGCGCTGAGGTCGGCCATTTACTTGATCATTCCTCTACGGCGCATCTCGGCTTCGACATCGCTCGGCGGCGGACCACCCTGCGACGGCTTGCTCCCAACAATCGGGTGCTCCCGGATCTCCTTGGCCTTGGTGCGGTTCTCGCCGCTGATGAAGTCAGGCAGCGGCACCATGCCCTTCATCGTGTTGTTCCAGGCGTTGGTCACCGCCTTCTCGCGGCTCTGCATCAGGGCCTGCGCTTCCATCACGACGCGGTGGATATTCTCGGGCGAGGCACCCTGACCCAAGAGCTTCTTCCAGCTCTCGATCTGCGCATCGGTGACGTGACCGGTGATCGAGCGTGCCAGCTCGTCGGCCAGCGCATTGCTCACGAACTGGAAGGCCGACGGATCGCTGCTGATGCCCAGCTCGGTCGCGATGCGGTTCTTCATGTCGTTGGCGGCGCGCACGTCGCCGTTCTTCAACGCGATGCCGAGATCGTACAGGTGACCGAGGTGACCATAGGCGGTGTCGAGCGCCAGCATGTTCTGGCCGACCTTGCCGCCCGGTGCGTAGTCCATCATCGTCTTCGACATCACGGGATAGAGCCGTGCGTCGTACGTGCCACCAGTGACGCGTTGGACCGCAGCCTGTATCGCAGCGATCTGCGGTCGGGTGAGACCGGCCTGACCGCCGCGCGTCTGCCCCGGCATCGGCGTACGATACTCGGCAATCGCGCGCACCTCGTTCTGCATGCGCGGCGGCAGCTTGTCGAACTCACCCTGGTTCCAGTTCTTGAGCAGCGGCTTGTCGTTCATGCCTTGCGGCGTCGGCGTATAGCCCGCCGCTCGCGCGGCTGCATCGGCATCTGCAGGTGAAGCCGGTGGGCCACCCGAACCCTGCGGTGGCAGCGGCGGCGCAGCCGCAGGAGGAGCGGCAGCAGCAGCGGGAGCACCAGCTGGCGGCGTTGCTGGAACAGTGACCGGCGGCGTCGGTGGCGGCATCGCGGGCGACGGCATAGGCGGAGCCGCAGCAGGAGGAGCTGCAGGAACTGGCGCTGGCGGAGCAGCTGTCGCGCCCGGGGGTGGCGGCAACGGCGTTCCCGGGATCGGTGGTCCACCGGCAGGAGCCGAGGGTGGAGCAGCGTTTGGCGCTGGAGCTGGTGAAGGCGTCGGACCACCGGGCGGTGCCGTCGGCACACCGGGAGGCGGCGGAGATCGCACCGTTGTCGGCGGGCCACCTGTCGTCGGGAACTTGATCAGCTCTTGCGTATAGGTGTCGTACGCCATCTTCCCGTCGGGCGACTGCCACATGCCATCCTTGTATTGCCACTGACGACGCTTCGGGTCGGTCATCTTCTCGATGGTGGCGTAGTCACCCTTCATCGCCGCGCCCATCGCAATCGCCTGCTCGGCGGGCGTGAGGCCCTGCAGCGACTGCAGGAACTCAGGCGTGCGGATGTAGTTCTGCGCCGCCTGCGTCTGAGCGAGCGTTTGCTTTTGCGCCTGGATCTGCTGCTGGCGCAGCGTGTTCTGTGCCGCTTGCGAACGTGCGCCCATGACATCGGACGGGATGTCACCCAGCGCGCCACCTGCCGCCGCGTAGTATCGCGCACGCTCCGACGGCATCAGGTTGCCACCACCGGCCACGGCGAGCAGGCCAGCCTTGATCAAGTCACCCCAGATCGGCGCACGACGGTCGGCCTCGGTCTGGCCCATGTCGTCTTTGGTCGTGTCGTCACCGAAGATGCGGTCGAGCAATCCAACCATCAGGCCCTCCCGAGCAGACGCTGCTGCGCGAGGATTTGAGTGAAGTCAGGCATCCCCGGAGATTGCACCTGCGGTCGATGAGCTTGCGCCTGCGGCCCCGAGAAGCGCGGCGCAGATGTCGTCGCTCCACTCAGCAAGCCGAGACCAGACTTCGCCATCTGATTGGACGCATCCATCATCCGTTTGCCTTGCTCGTCGCCCGCCAGCAGACCGGTCGGTGGTTTCGGTCCTTCTCCGAACGCCCACGGCACGGCATCGGCCATGTTCTGCGACGTGAATTGCGATGTCGTCGGCGGCGTTGCAGGCGGTGTCGCTTGCACCGTCACCGGCTGCTGGCCGAGCTGGGCCTGATGCTGGTTGTAGGTGTTGGCCCACTGATTGACGAAACCCTGCGAGGTCTGCGGTCCCTTGCCAGCATTGGCATTGAACGCACCGCTGCCGATCACCGAGGCAGCGGCTGACGTCGGATTGTTGATCAGGTTGGTCGCGCCCTGTGCGCCCTGCTGCCAGCCGAGGTAGAGCTCCTGCGGCGTCGGATCTCGCCCGAGCATCTTGGCCATCTGGTTCTTGATGTCGTTGTGATAGCCGATGAAGGCATTGATCTGCGCGTTGGGATCGTAGACGTCGCCGCCTCCACCGTACTTGCCCCACTCGGACGGGCCGAACTGGAACAGGCCCTTGTGCGGGTTATCATTCGTCTTGCCCGCGTTGGGATCGAACGAGCTTTCGATACTGGCGATGGTAAGCGCATGCTGCGGGTCGATGCCCGCCGCCTGCGCGCGCTGCGTGATGAGCGCCCGGATCTCGTCTTGGGTCATGCTGCCACCGGGTACGAATTGAGAGCGAGATGACTGCCGATCCGGCGCGTCGCGCCGGGGAATTTCTTCTCGACGTCCTGCGCCATCGGGCCGACGACCTTCGGATAGGATTTGGGATCGTTCTTGTAACGGAAGGCGTACATATCGAGCCCGGTCGCCTTGTCCTTGCCGAGCTTCTCGATGTCGGTCTTCGTCTTTCGATCAGAGAGGAAGCCGAGATACTTGGCCATGCCCGCCATGCCGAGCAGGCTCGACCCAGTGCCCAACACTTGGCCGAGCGGATCGGTCGAGGGGCCGGGAGCCGTCGTCTGGGTCGTCTGCCCGTAAGGCGACATGCCGAGCGCGTTCTGTACGATCTGCAGCTGCTGCAGCGGGAACTGCTGCTGCTCGGCATACTGCTGCCGCGCCGCGTCGAGCTGCGCCTGCTGCTGCTGTTGCAGCATCTGCTGTCCGCCCATCGCAGCGTTCACGCCGGTCAGCCAGTTCGCCTGACCCTGCTGCGCGAGGTTGCCGAGCTGCTGGGCCATGCTGCCCTGGAATTGCGCGCCGGACAGGCCGAGCTGCGCATTGGCGAGCTGGGCGTTGTAGTTGTTGGTGATGTCCTGACCCGCCGCCTGCTGGGCCTGCTGGAAGTTCTGGCCATAGAGCTGCGCCCCGAGCTGGCCAGCCTGCAGCGCCGATTGCGCGTTGGTCACACCTTCGGCAACACCCTGACGAGATCCCCCGAACGCTTTGCTTTGGACAGCTTGGTCGCCGATCTGGTTGAGTGATTGTTTGCGCTGCTGCTCAAGGAGCTGCATCGACGGATCGATGACGCTCTGAGTGTAGGGGTTCATGTACGGCGCAAGGTTGGTGCCCGCCAACGTCTGCGGCGTCACCGTCGAAGGATTGAACCCCATCAGCGCATTGGTCGTCGCCGAGGCATTGGTGAAGGCCGGGTTGGTCGAGCCGACATTGCCGTAGAGCTGATTGATCAGATTGGTCGCGCCCGCTGGCATGTCGGCGACGCGCTGGCCCGTGTACGGGCCCATCAGATTTTGAGCGTCGTATTTGGCCTGCCAGTAATTCTGCTGCGAGGCCTCGTTCACCCAGTCCGGAAGCTGAACCTTCGAGGTCTGGGTCTGCGTGCCGCCGCTGCCGCCCTTGCTCATGGCTACACTCCGCTCACCGGATGGCGCAGCACGACGGCGTGCTCTTCCCATCCGTACTCTTTGGCGACGTTCTTCCAGCCGAAGCGCGCGCCCTTCACGATCATCTCGTCACATGTCTGGGTGAGCGCATGGCGTTCGACGTCCTTCTGCAGATCCATCACCTCGGGCAGCTCGCCCGCGACGATCCAGACGTTCAGCACGCGCTTGCGCGGTGAGACGAGCACCTCGGTGATCCACGCGCCGTGCTCGTTCCAGAAGATCTGGCACCGCCCGTCGACCAGCATCTCGCGCACGTCTTCCCAGCTGTGCGTGCTGTCGATCTCCAACGCCTTCTCGATGCGCCGGATGATCTCGTCGGGCGGCAGGCCGGGACGTTCCTGATCAAGCACGGGTCTTCTCCGTTGGCGTGATGACGAGCGCACCTGCATCGCTGACGGTGAGGTCGTAGCGAGTGCCATTGGGCGAGCGCAGCACGATGCGCGGCGCTTCTTCGTCCTGACTCACCGCCGAGCCAAAGTACCGCTGCAGCTGCATGAAGAGCGTGTTGAAGAAGCCTTGGCTGTAGCGGTCAGGCGCGATGGGCAGATGGGTGTTCATCGGCTGCCTCCCGGGCTGACGTCGAGGCGCAGCAAGCCGATATCGAACAGGGCATCGGCGTTGCCGATGTAGCGCACGCGCGCTTCTCGAGAATTGACCCGCGTGTCGATGTAGCCATCGAGCCGAGGCAGATAGGGGCCGAATACGCGCTCATCACCATCCGGCGCGTAGCGACCGAAGAACTGGAGCTTCACCGTCTGCTTCTGCGGATGGAAGTTGTCCTGCGAAGCGAGCATCGCCTGCTTGACGTCGAACAGCTGATTGCCGTCGCCGAGGCCCAGCGCTCCGCTCTCAAGCCAGCGGTTGTCCAAGATCGGCAAACCGGCATCGGTCCAGCCGTTCTCGTGTTCGTAGATCGTGCCGTCACTCGTGCCCGCAAGCGGGCGCTTGAGAGCACCGCTGCGGATCATGGCGGTGCGGTTCAGATAACCCCAGCCCCACCAGCCATCGAGGTAGTTGAAGACGACATAGCGGTCGCACTCTGTCGCGCCGTCCGACGGCCAGAACACCCAGACCTCGGGGAAAAGACCGTTCGCCGAAGCGTGGCTACGGATCGGGCCCCAGTCGTCGGCGAAGTCATCCTTGATGTCATTGAAGATCGGGCAATCCATCGCCTGAATGACACCGCCCGCATACATCATCATCGCGCGCGGCGAGAGCCACATCGCGTGGCCGCTGTTGTGCAGGGCGATGTTGTAGGGATGAAAGAGCGGCATCTCGCCGATCTTCTGGAAGCCGTAGACGTACGGCAGGCCAACATAGGTGCCGAGGAAGACCTCGGTGCTGGTGAAGGCCAGCACGCCCTCGCGCACCTTGACGATGAAGTTGAGCGGGCTCGTGCAGGTGAGATCGAGGAAGCCCGCCGTATTGGTGACGCTCGCGAAGTCCCAGTCAGTCAGGCTCTCGCTCGATGCCCAGCAGACGCGATGCGGGAAATAGGTACCGCCAATCACCGGGCCGACCAGCATGACGTGGCGTTCGTCGGTGACGCAAACGGCGTTGCTGAGCGGCGGCTCGGCAAGCGGCAACGGAACGACGTCGGGCGTCGAGCCGATGTAGTGAAAGAGCCGATTGTCCTTGGACGAGAGGAAGAGAACGTCTTCGCCCCAGTTGTCGAACGACCACAGCCCATAGCCGGGTGCGAAGGCCTCGGTCGGCGGACGCGGCGTGCCGTACGTTCCGGCACCATAGGGCCCGGTGCCGTAGCCGCCCGCGAGCGTGTTGATCGGCGGCACGATGCCGGGTGGCGTGATATCGAGCCAGCCACCGCCGAAGTCGGTGTAAAGCTTCTGGTCGGTCGCGACGAGCGTGCCGCGCGTGTTGTCGTTCTTGCTCCACGCATGGAAGCGCCGCACCGGATCGCCGAGCGGGGTCTCCGTCTTGCGCACCCAGCCGCCAATCGGTCGCGCCGCATCCGATACCCAGCGCATCAGGTTCATGTCCCACCAGCGGTTGGTGGTGTCGTACGGCGTGCCGTTTCGTTCGAGGCCGGGAGGAAGTCGGATCGGGAGGAGCTTCATGTTGGGCTCCTCACAACGCGAGGATCACGTCGACAACGTTCGACGGCTGCACGGTGCTCACACCACTCGCCGTACCAGCGACGGTCAGCGAGCCCGTGGCGCTGCCGAAGACGGTGACGGAGAAAAAGTGGTTGTGCCCGATGCTCGCCGCCTGAGAGTTGTTGCCGAACTGAATGTCGTGGGTGTCGCCGCTTTCGGTATTCGTGAAGTTCGAGCCGCTGGCAGTGACACTGAGATTGCCGCTGGTCGTGCCAGCCACAGTGCCGGACGCCGTCGCGCCGCCGACTTGCGTCTTGGGATCGGTCGCCGCAGGGATCAGGCCCTTGGCCGTGCCACCGAGGTTGTCTTTGCCGACGGACGTCGCCGACCGATAGTCGGGCAGCGGGATCGGCTTGTTGGCCGCCCAGTCGGCGAGCGCATTTGCACCAGCTCCACCCGACGGCACGAAACCTTGGCCCCAGAGCGAGACGTAGAGCGCCTGCGTGTCGTTGTTCGCGCGCTCGGTCGCGGCGGACCCTGTCGGGCCGATGGTGCGCCCGCACGCCAGCACGAACCCTGCGGGAGCGACACCGCCATAATAGCCCTCAAGCTTGGTGCCGGTCGGCAGTCGCGCCGTGACAGCGGCCTGCACCGACGTCGTCGTCGCCAGCGTGTCGCTGAGATCCGGGAGCTTGAACGTCCGCGTCTGGCCAGTCGTGAGGCCCGAGGCATCGAATTGCACGACCTTGGTGTTGTCGGTCGCGTCGACCAGGAGGAACCGACTGGCGGTCGCCTTCAGCGTTCCGGCGATGGCGTTCCAGACCTTGCCCGCCGCCGAGGCGAGACCGACCCCTGTGCCGGTGCCGTCCGCGTTGAACAGGGCGTCGAGGATATCGAGATCGCTGTTGAGACCGGACGTGCCGCCCCAAGTGTCGAAGGCTGCGCCGACCTCGGGCTTTCGAAGATTGAGATTGGGCGTGAAGCTGTCGGCCATGGGTCCTCCGTTGACCCGCAAGTCAACGGGGACCGCTCATGGGTGTGTCCCGTATACGGTGACCGTACGCCTTCCCGTACGACCCTGTCCAGAGGCCCCGTAGGGCCTCCAGAGAGCCGCCCCGGCGCTGAGGGCCACCAGACACCGGGCAGACCGGACGGCCCTCAGCGGCCAGATTTGGCCCTCCAGCGCCCTGCTACTGCAGGGCGGCGATCTTCATGGTGACGGAGCTGTCGATCTCGACGCTCGCCGGGTCGGTGTCGGCCAGAATGACCTGACCGTTTCCCGTGAAACGTCCCACCTTGGGTGTACCGCCGCCGTAGCCGGTGACGCCGCAGGACTGGAGTGTCATCTGGCCCAAGGTCGCGGCGTTGATCAGGTAGGGCTGCGGGCCGTAGGTCGAGCCGGTGCATTTGCGGAAGGTGGCGAAGTTCTCGACATAGATGCCGCTGTAGCCGTTGTTCTCGAAACCGCAGGCATCGATCAGCTCCAGACCGGCCATGCCGACCAAGCCTTCCTTCTTGTTGCCGCAGAAGTAGAGCCCGAACATCCGCACGTCGGCGGGGCCATCGTACTGGTCGATCAGGATGCCCTGCGCCCCGTTCTGGCGCTGCGTGCCGCCGAACAGGCGGAAGGCCGAGACGACACCGCGATTGCTGGCATCGCCTGCGTTGGCGAAGTAGAGGCCCGCGCCTTTGTTGTCCATGGTGCCGACGTTGTAGGCGAAGCTCTCGAAGATCGAGCCCTTGATCGAGCACGCGGCCTTGCCACCGAGATCCTCGAACCACAGCGAGCGCAGCTCGAGGTTGCCCAGCCATCGGTCGTTGAACGGGATCTCCAATTCGAGACCGCCTTCCTCCTGACCGCCGCCGATGATGGAGAAGTCTTTCAGCATCATGCCGCGTGCGCAGGTCGAGACCGGCACGCTGTCATCCATGTAGAAGCGCAGCGTCGGTGCGCCCTTCACGGTGCTGGTGATGCGATTGAGGCCACCGTCGAGACCAAACCAGCCTTGGTTGCTCTTGCTGATCTTCACCGCGACCGGCACGTCAAGCGTGATCGGTGCATTGAGATGCAGGACGCGGCCCGCGTCGAAGGCCGACTGCAACGCCGTCTGGAAGTCAGTCGGCGGCGTCGGGCGATACGGCGCGTCCATCAGCGCTTCCTCGCAGCGCTGCGCGCCTTCGCTTGGCGCTGTTGGCGATAGGCCGCCGCAGCGGCCTGTTTGACCGGGCGGCCAGACTTCACCATCTCGCGGATGTTCTCGCTGCGCGTCTTGTCGGATGATCCCTTCTTCAATGGCATGACAACCTCCTACGCTACGCAAAACCCAGACGTGTTCCGTTGTGATCGATGGTGAGCGCCATCATGCGGGCTCGACCATCGGCCAGCCCGAGATGCACCCAGCTGTCGTACTCGTGGATGAGCTGATCGATCTGCAGCTCGGCCATGTGCGACTGCAGGAAGCGGCAGATGACAACCGGCGAGCCGAAACCAGGCGCGATGAAATCGGCCGCGAGACCAGTGACGTGAGCGCTGTTGGGAACGCCACCCACCGCCGCGTTCAAGGCGGGCGAGCGATAACCCGAGCTGATCAGGATCGGCTTGTCGCCGAGCAGGATGCGAACCTGTTCAAGGGTCATGGCCAGACGGCGAAGATGATCGACGATCTCGGGCGATGGTGTGTTGTCGATGTCTTCCCGCGCCGCCGTCTGCGAGACCGTGAACTCTGCCAGCGCAAAGTGAGGACTGAGCATCGTCGCTGGCATTCACTTTCCTCCTTTGACGAAGTCGGCGAGCGCCTTCTGGCGCGCTTCACATTCGAGATAGCGTTGCACAGCATCGACGAGCGCCAAGGCGATGTCGTTGTCGCTGGCATTGGCGGGCGGCGGCTGTGGTCTAACGCATGGCTGGAGCAGGCTGGGGTCCGGCTGCCGGTCCACCGCCACCGAGTGCGTCTCGCACCCAGCCAGCAGCACGATTGACAGCAGGGCCGCAGCCCTTGGTGACGGGGACATACTTGATCTCCTCGCGCACGGGCGCGGCGTTCGCGGCGAGCGTCTGGATCTGCGATTGCAGTTGATTGATGAGCTGGGCCGAGAGCGTGGCGTCCTTGGCCTTCTGATCGATGATCGCCTGCTTGGCAGCGGCATCGGCTTTCGCCTCGCCTTCGGCGCGCCACGCAGCACGAACCTGGATGAAGCCGAACGTGAGCAGCGCCACGACGGCAAGCACCACCACGATCCACGTCGCAGGCTTCGACAGGAAAGCGAACATCATCAGCCCCAGACATAGAGCGAGCAGCCGCCCAAAACGGCCAGCGCCAGAAAGACGACCGTCGCGCCATTGCCAAACGCTGGATAGGTCGCGGTGCGCAGCGTCGTCATGCTCGCGGCGATCACCAGATAGACGATGATCATGCGGACGAGATCGACCGAGAAGTCGGTCTGCGGCCAGTAGCCCAGCAGCGAACCAACGTTGACGGCGTAGCGCAATGCCAAGGCGGTGAGCACGACCGCCATGCTGGCGACCATGCTCTCGACGTTGATCTCGCCATCCTTGATCGGCAGAAGCTTCGCCAGCGGCGGCGGCATAACGCGGCGATACCACATGATCGTCGCTGCCAGACCGAGCAGGATCACCGCCATCGCATCGCTGGCGGCAAGCGCACGGTCCAGAGCGCTGTCGAGACCTTCCATCATCTCCCTCCGTCGACAATGCGGTGCGCGAGCTGCTGCGTCGTCAAGGCGAACTGATCACCCACCCGCACCACTGCCTTGTGAAGGCGAAGATGCGTCGCGCGCGTTGCCTCCTTCTCGTGATGCAACGCCTGATCGAGGGCGATGATGTCGTGATCGTGCTGGCGCGTTTCGTCTTTCAATGGCTCCAGCCGATGTCGCCTGAACGGCCACCACCAACTCATGAGGCCACCTTGTCGGTTGCCGTCGCGAGCTTATCGACGAGCGCACCCTGTTCGTGCAGCGTGTCGATCAGGCGTTCGTCGGTCTTGCGCCGACCACGCAACGCGTCGATCTGAGCCTCGAGCTGCTGCATTTGTCTTTCCTGCATTGAGTCGACGCGTGCCTGCAGCTCCTTGATGCGCGTGTCCCGGTCGGCGATGTCCTTGTCCTTGCTTCGAACGAAGACACCGATGGCCGTGCCCAGCGCGGTGATGATCGTGCCCACCAGAGCGAGCCAACCGGCTGGGATGTCGACCATCTCAAAAGGCCTTCGCCCGCGACACCAGACCCGAGCGTGGCCGCATCGCGGCCTCGCTTTCGAGACGCATGCCGTCGATGATCGCCTGTCGCACCTGCACCCAGGTGCCGAGCCGGTCGTCGTCCTTGAGATAGGGCGCGGCCTGCATCAGCGTCGAGTAGAGATAGAGATCGGGTGAACGCGCGAGCAGCCAGTTGGACTGGTTGCTCGGCCCGAGATCCGGGATGCGCGCGTAATAGACCATCTTCAGGTTCACGTCGTCTGCCGGTGCAGGCACCAGCTCGATCATGCTGCCGATGATGGTGTAGCCCCTGACCGGGCCGGTCGCGCCATACAGCTGCTGCTTCAGCTCATTGCTTTCCCTCTCGCTCATGTAGCGCAGCACCGGGTTGCCCCAGCCACCTGTCGGCGGCGGACTGCCCGGTGCCACGACGAGCGAGTAGTGCTCCAGCCAGTCGTCAGGCAGGTCGACGTTCTCGTTGCTGCTCGTCGCATCGGCCCGCACCATCATGTCGCGCAAACGAAGCTCGCGATTGAACTGTGCGGTCGAGAGCGTGATGAACGCCGGGATCTGGTCGACGAGATCCTGACGGTTGAGCCAGTCGGCGGACGCCGCGCAGAGCTGGTCATAGGTGGTGATCTGGACAGCGGCCATCACACCCACCCCGGGCGCGTGCGAAAGTCGCGGTTGTCAGGATCGTTCAGCCAGCGGGCAAGCCGCTTCGGATCGTCGAGCGTGCCGTCCTGCTTGAGCTTGAACCATAACACCAACGGCAACGACGCAACGCGCTGCGCATCGCCCCAGCGAGCATTCGGTTCGTTGTATTGCTGACGGTTGAAGTCTTGGATCGGCTCGGCGTCCAGCTCCTGAATGAAGCGGAACGTGTCATCGACGTCGCTGTACTCGACATATTGCGCCGTGCCCGTGAATGGGTCGACGCGTAGCAGTTTCCGCATCGAACCCTCCTGTGGGGGAAGAGGAGGGCGAGCCCTACGCTACGCGGCTCGCCCTCTGACCCCCTTTCCACGTACTCAGAAAGGAGACCCAGGAAGGCTCAGGTGAGGTCGGCGATGTTGGCCCAAGAGTATTGGGACTTCATCCGCACACCCCACTCGGCGATCAGCATACGCTTCTCGCCGTCAGCGGTCTTCGCCATGACCTCCGTCCGGAAGTTGCGGAGGTAGGCCAGCGACATGTACTCGGTGTCGCCGACATAGACGTTGTGCGTCGGCATGAAGCGGTCGGGCACGACCGAGGTCGTGCCGAAGTCGCCGACGTAGAGATCGGCAGCACCGATGATCTGCGCCTGCTTGCCCGCCGGAACATCGCGGAACCGGGTGGCGATACCCGCGAAGGTCGAGAAGGCAACCTTCTGCGACGCGTTCATGAAGGCGACCTTGGGATCACCGCCCTGTGTCCAGACAGCCTGCTGGGCCGCCTTGAACAGATCCTCGGTGAAGGCACGATTGGTGCCCGCCGTCGCGGCGGTGCCGGGTGTGCCGTTCATGCCGGAACCCGACATGACCGGAGCCGCACCGGTCGCGCCGCCCGCATAGTTGGTGATGATCCACGCGCCCATGCCAGCCGTGGCACGCGCCACGGTGTTGGAGCCCGCATTGCCGATCTGGAAGCCGGTGACGCCGGTCTCCATGTCGCGCTTCATTTCGCTCGCCGCCTTGGCCAGCTCGTAGGCCAGATAGCTGCGCATGCCCGCCTTGTCGACCGCCTCCAAGGTGCCGGTGACGGTGACGACCTTGCGGTTGATTTGCGTGTAGTTGTTGACGCGATTGGTCGGCGCGCGCGGGTCGGTGTAGCCGACGATGTCGTCGCCTTCCAGCACCGGGGTGTTGGACGGAGCGGCCAGACCGTCGGTCTGCCATTCGAAGAAGGTCTGCTTGGCCGTATCGCGGCCAGCATTCGACATCACAGGCACATCGACCGGAGCAATGTTGTAGATCATGTTGCTGAGGTCTTCGCGCACGGCACGGGTCGCGTCGTAACGCGTCACGGTATTGGTAATCAACGCCATCAGTACGCCCTCCGATGGCAGCCGACCTACATACTCAGATCAGCTGCTCGAACAATTTGGCCGCATCTTCGATACGACCGCTCTTGGCGAGACGTTGCTGGGCCGCATTGAGCTTCGGAGCCGCTCCTGTTTCTGGTGCCGCGCCAGCGGAGGCGACCCTCGGTCCTTTCGCTGCGACGGGCCGGGGCTTCTTGGCCATTAGCTCGTCGTAGAGGCGTGCCTTGTTCATGGTGACGATGGCACGCGGATCGTAGGCCTGCGCGATCTCCTCAGTGGAGTAACCGGCGACCTCGTGCGCGTAACGCACGATGGCCTGTCGGTCGTTCTCCCAGACCTTCTGGTCCTTCCAGGCGGGGTAGAGATCGAGCATCTTCGCTCGTCCCTCCGTCACCATCTTCTGAAGATTTTGCGCGTTCTCCTGCTGCTGCAGTTGCTGAAGGCGGGACAGTTCAAATTGCGCAGCGGCAATTTTTTCCTGTTTGTCGCGCCATTCATCACGCCTGCGCGCGTAACCGACGGGGTCGGCCTCGTACACCTCATCCCAGTTGGGCTCTTGGGGCTGCGTTGTCTGCAGCTGGTCCTTGAGCGCCGTCAGCATGGCGGCGTACGTCTGTCGCTCTTCCTGAGCAGCTTGCCTCTCCGCGACGATCTTCTGCCGCTCGGTCGCAAGCTCCTGAGTTTTGCGGGTGTAATCGGTGCGCCTCTGATAGCCGCGCAGCGCCTCTTCAAGGGGGATCGTCTCGGTCTTGCCGTCGATGGTGACGGTGACTGTCTGCGGTCCCTTGTCGTCGGTCGCTTCGTCGGCTCCATCAGCCTCCGACGCCTCGGCCTCGTCGGTTTCCGCTTCCTCCTCGGCAGCGGTCGTCTCATTCGACTCGGCGTCAGCTGCAACGCCCTCGTCCTTTTCGACGGGGGCTTCCTCGTCGGCCCGGTCGGCAGGCTCTGAAGTATCTCCGGGGAGGTTCAGGAGGCCTTCCATACGACGGGCCGCGTCCTCCAGACCGGGCCCTTGATCGGCGGGCGTGTCGGTGGTGGCGGTTGGCATGACAATTATACTCCCTCTGTACGGGTCGCGTAAATCCGGCGTTCCTGGGCTCGCTCGGTCAGTCGTTTCATTGCCGCAGCGTCGCGGAGCATGAATTTCAGGCGCAGCACGGCCTGCAGGCCGCACCAGCACTCCTCACGGTCGACAACCTCTTGGCCGTTGATCCAGTCGGAGATCAGGCCGGTCTCCAGATGCTGGAACAGGAGATCCGCCGTCGGGCTCTCGAAGAACTGACGAACCTCTTGAATTTGCTCGGCGCTAAGCGGCGCTGCCATTGGTCTGGTTCCTCTGTGCTGCCGCCGCTTCGGCCTTCTGGTCGACCGTCATGGCGTGCTTGTGGAGATCGGCTGCCGTCTTCTCGCGATGCTTGATCATGTCGGCGAGCAGTCGGGCGCGCTCCAGCTCCAGCTCGGCATCGGACGACGTCACTTGCGTGCCGTACTGCAACTCGAGGCCCTGCAAACGGATCACGGCGTCGAGCCGCATCTGGTCGCGCTGGCGCGCGTCGTCGAGCATCATCTGCTGGCGCTTCGTGTCGGCATCCAGTTCGCTCTGGCGCTGCTTCTGCATCGCGTCGATCTGCTGCTGCTGCTGGTCGAGCTGCAGGCGCGCCTGATCGACCTGCAGCTGCTGCTGCTTCATCTGGATCTCGGCTTGCACCTTCTGCGCCTGAGCCTGCGCCACCACCATGTTGGGGTCGGGCTTTGGTGGCTGCTGCGCCTGCTGCTGCGCGATCTGGTTCATGTCGACCGGCTTGAAGAACTGGTCGACGTTCTTGTAGCCGAGCAGCTCGGTCATCTTACTGAGCGTCGTGCGGTAGTTGCCGAGATCGGCGAGCGGGTTGGTCATGCCGCCCATCTGGATCGCCGCTTCCTGCTTCTGCGCGATGCCGTTCAGCGCCAGCAGTCGGTCCTGATCGGTGCCGCGCCCCAGTGCGACATGGACGATCACATCCATGTCGGCGTCCCAGACGCGCGGGTCGCATTCGACCCAGCGGCCACGCAGGCGCACCATGCGCGGCTGATCCTGATGCTTGCATACGAGCTTCAGCAGGCCCTTCATCAAGGGTTTGATGCCGCTCTCGGCGAAGATGCGCGCCGTCATCTCGACGCGTTCCTGCGCACCCTGGATGGTCGCATCGACACCTGACTTGGTCGTGCTCTGCAGCACGTCGGGATCGAGACCCGCCGAGGCAGGCACCACACCGGTTCGCTTGGCCTTCACTTCGTCGAGCCATGCGATGATCGGCATCGCCTGCTGACCGACGAAGGTGGTGGCGAACTCCTGCACCATCCCGGGGGCGCGCATGCGGATGATCGCGCCGGTCTCGACGTTCAGCACGTCGTCCATGTTGACCTGACCCTCGACCACTCCGGTGCGCGGGTGGATCGCCTGCGCGAGGCTGTCGAGCGTGTTGCGCACGACGTTGGATTTCAGGAGCTGGAGATCCATCGTCTGGTCGGCAACCGAATTGCCGATGATCATGTGCGGCTCGGGATCGGGGCAGAGGATGGCCATCGGCACTTCGTCTTCCCAGACCTCGTCGGCCAGCACGGTCTGGCCGACCATGCAGACGCGGCGCAGCTCGGCGATGCCGTCGCCATCCTTGTCGATGCGGACGTAGCACTCGTTGTAGACGACGCGCTGCTGGCTCTCGTCGTTCGACATCGGGTTCTGCTGGAAGGCGTTGATCGCCGGGTTGCGCGTCTGCGCCTCGACGTTCCACATGAACGTGTCGCCCAGTCCCGACATCATGGTGCGCAGCGCCTCGACGTCGTAGCCCATCTTGGTGAGGTCGCTGTAGGTCTTGAGGCTGCGATGGGCGACCAGCGGACAGGTTTTGAGATCGCGGCCAAGGCGGCTGACCAGCAGCTCCTCGACCGGGATGCATTCGACCAGAGCGCGGCTCGTCTTCTTGTGCCGCCGCACGCGCACGTCGTGCTGCATCGGCTGCTGCATCGGCACCGGCTGATTGGTCTGCGGATCGACCGGCGGCTGCCAACCAGGCACCGGCTCAGAGGACTGTTCGAGGATCTCGGTGTCGGGGTCCATCATCAGCATCTGCAGCTGCCCGTCGCTGAGATCGGTGAAGCTGTACTCAGCGATTTCGATGTCCTCGTTCCAGCGCCACTTGAGCACGCCCGACTTGCGCACCAGCGCATCCTTCATGGCGTTGTAGAGGATCGAGAAACCGTCGTTGTCGTTGAAGAACAGATAATTGACGTAGTCGGTCGCCTGCTCGGCCTGATCGACCTTCTGCGCGGTGCGCGGCTCGAACGACACCGCCTCCTCGGAGCTGCAGAAGATGCGCAGCAGCGACGGCAGCATGGCGAGCACCGTATCGCGCACTTCGGTCATCACGATCTGGCTGCGCCCGGGCTCTTCGTTGCCGAAGAAATCGCCGCGATAGTAGCTGGTGGCATTGGCGCGCTCGCGCGCGACGTAGCCGTCGATGTAATCGACAGCGTCGTCGAGCGCCTGCTTCACCGAGGTGGCGAACTGGGTCTCATCCATCGCCCCGGGCGGATATTGATCGGTCGCCGCCTCGGTCTGGCCGGTCTCCCGGAACGAGGCGAAGCCGGTGCTGACGGGCAGTCCATCTTGGGTGGCCATGTACGCGGCCTCCTACGCTACGCTTACGCAATTCTCTCTAGAGCGAGAGCAATCCTTTCTTCGGCGGTTTGACGAGGCTGAGACCGCCGGTCGCCACGCCTGCCTTCGGTGGCGCTTTCGGTGCCATCGGAGAGCGAGCCTGTGAACGTTCACCGCGAGCTGTCGCCGAGGCGCGTGCCGCTTTCTTCACGCTCGCCTGCTGGGCAGGTGTGCGCGGCATGCCGCCTGCGCCCATGCCGTAGCGGGCGCGACCGATGGCATCGCGCGGCGTGTTGCGGTCGGCCATGTCGAACGCCTTCGTCATGTCCATGTGGGTCTGATGATTTTTGTTGGTCGCCATGACTTACTCCTGCGTCCAAGGATTGGAGGGTGTCGTCTCTTTGGTCCATTGCGCCGCGAAGCGCTCGATGATGCGGATGTCGCCTTGCTCCGTGATGCGCAGCGCGCCGTCTTCGGTGATGCGCCGCGTGTCGACCGCAGGCCGGACGGTCCATGGCTGCGTCGTCGGCTGCTCAGGTGTCCACGTCGTCACTTACGAACCTCGCGCCAGACGTTCGATCTTCTCGCGATTGTTGGTCATGAAGGCCTCGAGATCGGTGTTGATCTGGACCACGGTGTCGTTGAACGCCTGCGCGTCAGCAGCGAGCACGCCGAAGTCGGCGTTGGTCGAGAGAGCAGCGATGCCGATCTGGCTGATCCAGGCCGCGAGATCACGCAAACGGTCGGCATCGCGCTGCAGGTTATTCATCACTTCGGCGAGCTGCGTGCCGCCGGTCGATGCTTGCGCGTAGCTGATATAGGCCATGTCCTCATCCTCCTGTTGCGAGCGTCACTCTGAGCTTGAGCGCTGCCATCTGGTCATCCGGATCTGAGCTTCGTTCCAACACCGACGCGCGCCGTCCGATCAGGGCGCGATAGTTGGCGAACACTTCCCCCGCGCTCGCTGGACCGGGCGGTGGCGGAGGCGGCGGCGTGAAGGTGCCGTTCAGGTAGGTCCATGTCGTGTCGCAGGCATCGGGCGCGACGATGGCCTGCGTCCCTTCGGGCGGCGACCATGACGACGTGCCATCCCAGTCGACGATGTTGATGATGGCCGAGCCCTGGACGATGGCGTAACGCATCACGGCACCCAGACTTCGGTAATGATCACGAGACCGGCCCTGCCATTGCCGCCTGCAGCGGCAGCGCCAGCATTGAACTGCCCCGAACCGCTGCCACCTGCCCCGTAGGCCGTCGCATTCACGCCCGGGGCGGAGCCGACAGAATTAGCGGTCCCTCCGAAATATCCGGCCCCACCGGGGCCGCCGACGAAACTGGCAATATTCGACGTGCCATTCGCGCCACCGCCGCCATTACCGCCGGGGGAAGTGACATCGCCCGTGCCCGCTATGCCGCCTGCACCACCTGCCGTGCCCGCGTTGCCCGGCGACCCGATACCCGGTGAGCCGCCCTTGGCGATACACAAGGTGCCGACGCTGGTATCGCCCCCAGCTGAGCCATTGTTGGCACCCGCCGCGCCACCATTGCCGCCTGCGCCGATGGTGACGGTCTGGGAGGCACCGATGGCCGCTGGCGTCGCCATCGTGCGCGAGTAACCGCCAGATCCACCGCCGCCGCTGGACCCGGCATTGCCTCCAAAAGCAGCGGTGCCACCACCGCCAGCTCCGCCACCAACACACTCGATGATCGCGTAGATGAGATTGGCGTGGGGCGTGTAGGTGCCACTCACCGCGAACCTCTGGATCGATGCGCCGACCGCTGTCGACAGCGCCGCCTTCACGAAGGCCGTGGTCGCAATCGATGTATCGTTGTCCGATGTGGCAGGCGTCGGGGCTTTGGGATCACCAGTGAAGGTGGGGCTGGCCAGTGGCGCGTAGGCCTGCGCCTTCACGAAGGCGGTCGTGGCGATGCTGGTGTCGTTGTCGGCGGTCGCAGGCGTCGGCGCTTTCGGATCGCCCGTGAAAGTCGGCGAAGCCAGAGGCGCAAAGCTGCCGAGAGCCGCTTGCACGAAGGCCGTCGTTGCAATCGAGGTGTCGTTATCGCCCGGAGCCGGTGTGGGAGCCTGCGGATCTCCGGTGAAGACCGGCGACGCGAGGAAGGCGAGCGGCGACCAGCCGCTCGGCGTGCCGTCGCGATTGACGTAGGGCGTGCCATCGCTGCCGTTGGTGAGCGAGAGCGTGCCTCTCGCCATCGCGGTGTTGGGTGCGCCCTGCGCGAAGGTGACGCCGAAATTCGTCACCGACGAGAAGAGGAAGCCGGTGCTCGTCGCGCCATTGGCCGGGACCGCCGTACCTGAGTTCGCCTGCACATAGCCGCCCGAGAAGGCGTTGCCATTGGCGAAGGTGTCGCCGAACTGATCGACATTGAAACGGTCGCCGCCATCGACCATCAGTCGCACGAGATAGGACGGAAACGCCTGCGCCGTGCCGGTGACGCGAACCTTCAGCGCCTCGAAGTTCACCGCGCCGTTGTTCCAGGTTTGCTGGATGTCGATGGCGGGCGTGTTGGCCGTGAGCGGCGGCGTACTCCAGCCCATGGTGCCGGTGATGGTCGGGCTGGTAATGCCGACATTGGTGATCGACACACTGTCGATGCTCACCTGACTGATCGAGCCCTGCGTGATCGAGACATGATCGATGGCCGAGTTGGTCACCGTCGCGTCGTGCAGCGTGCCCGAGATGCTCGCGCCATTGATCTCGGGGTTCTCGCTGAAGACGAGCTTGCCAGCGGTGCCGGTCTCGTCGGGCACTGCCGCCGCGAGGTTGGCGCTGGTCGGGTTCTGCAGCCACGCCAGCACGCCGGTGCCGAACACCGACTGGATCAGGCTCTTCACTTGGCCGAGCGTGATCGAGCGAGAGACGCCCGCCTGATTGGCCTCAAGCTGATCGCTGTCGTTGGCTTGCACGGCCAACGGCAGCTCGGAGATCTTGACTTCGAGCTGGTCGGCCATCACGGCACCTCGTGCGTGAGGACCGACACCAGAACAGGGCGACCCTTCTGGAAGAGATGAAGCTTGCCGTCAGGCCTGCGGTAGATGTGGTTGCCGTAGAGGTCGTCGCCCTTCGGCTCCCAGCCGATGTCCTCGGGCCTCACCGTCTTGAAGAAGTCAGGCGGAATGGCATCGTCACGATCCATCACACCACCCCCTTGATGCTGCGCAGGAGCGGCTTGCCCTTGATCCAGAAGCTCGCGCGTCCGCCCACCAGGGCGGCACCTCCGGCGAAGGTGAGACAGAGCGCATCGGCGATGTCGGGCGAGCGCAGACCGCGCCGCTTCATGTCCGACTTGGCCTCGACCTTGATCTTGCCGTTCGACAGGAAGGTGTAGGTCGGCCCGACCAGCTCGCCGCGCAGCTCGTCGCTCTTGGGCAGACGGCAGGTGCGCTTGCCGAGCCAGTCCTTGACCGTGAGCCACAGCTCGTCGCGAAGCTTGGCTGCCGTCGGGTTGAGCGCCGAGACTTCCGCGACGTTGACGTCGCGCACATTGAGGCCTTGCTCTCTGAGACGATCCGCAACGCCAGCGCCCAGTCCGATTGAGTCGACCATGATCTCGGCGGGCTTGTCGGTCGCGGCCTCGTTCATCACCCGCCCGACGGTCTGCATCAGATCGGCACCCGACCATGCGCGATACTCGATCACGACGTTGCCCTGACGCTTCAGCAGCACCGAGCGATCATCACCGAAGCGCGCCACGTCGAGGCCATAGACCAGAGGCTCGCCGGTATCGAGCACGACATCGCGCCCCATCGCGGCATCGACCAGCTCGGCAGGGATCAGGACGTCGTCTTCCCTCGGCGCAAACTCGCCGAGCACCCGAACGTGATAGGCGCTCGACGTCTCGCCATAGGTGTCGACGATCTGCTTCACGAAGTCGGGGCTGACCAACCGCGAGCCGACACAGCTCACATGCATGCGGAACCATTGCTGGCTCAGCTGATGGTGCGTCTTGAAGAACAGGCCCGAGTTTCGGGTCGGGTTGGAGATCAGGATCATCGTGGCGGTGAAGGACGAGAGCGACCCGGTCGCCGCTTCGAACACCGCCTCGGGCACCGCCGACGCCTCGTCGACCACCAGCAGCACATGATCGCTGTGAACGCCCGACAGCGCCTCCGGGCGCTCGGCACTCGACGTTCTCGCCGACATGAAGGAATTTTCGGGGCTCGCCTTCAGCTCGATCCGGTCGGAGTAGACCTCGACCTGATCACGCATGAACTTCGGCAGCTCGTTGACCCAGCGCTTGACCTCGGCGAACAGCGCATCGAACAGCTGCTGCTGCGTCGGAGCGGTCAGCACCGACTTCTGCGGATAGCGCGTGAACATGAACCAGATCAGCGCCCACGCACACGCCGCCGACTTGCCAACACCGTGACCCGCCCGCACCGAGATCCGTCGCTCCCCGCGAGCGACGGCCTTCAGAAAGCGCTTCTGCCAATCCTCCAGCTTGAAGCCCGGGTAATTGGCCAGCAGCAGATCCTCGACAAACGCCACCGGCCTGTCGCGATAGGTCTCGATGATCGTCGTCCATACGCCTATCGGCTTGCCACTGTCGTGGAGCCCCTGCGTAGGGGCTGGGGCCTCAAGCTTCTTCGGTTCCGGCTGCTTCGCCTCAACTTTGAAGAACGCACTCGCCGCCACAGCACCGAAGCACGCGGTCAGAAAGCCGCGTCTCGTCGCGTCAGGAACACGCTTCAGAAAATTCGGAGGAGCCAGCTCATCATTTTTTTCCGCGCCCGCGCTCTCAGTCGCCGAGGGGTGGTGAAGTTTTTTTATGGAGGGAGGTGGGTGCGAACGAGAGCCCCCGCCCGGGGTGGTCCCCCGGGGTGGGGGGTTCTCGAGGCCGTTGCCAGCTGCGTTCAGCTTCGCCTGGACGACGGACGTAGACGCAGCAACGGGCGCGTCAACGCACGCGTCTACGTTGCGTCTCTCACGCTTCGACGTAGACGTAGCCTGCGCTGCTCGTTTGACCCTGCGTGCCATGATTATGTGTCAGTACCTTCTTTGGTAAAAGGTATGGCATGGCCAAGAAACACCGATGCCATCGGCATTTCTCAGCTATCTCTGATGTCGCTGTGTCCGTCTGTGTGTCCTCGGCTGTCGTCTTCCAGATCGATTGGCTCAGCCTGTCGCCGACGTGCGATCTCGATCAGCGCTGACACATGGCTGTCAGAGAGCACACCCTGAAGTTGCAGGCTCTGATCGATCCACATGCCGATGGATTTGCCGAGCAGCTCCTCGGCTCTGACCGCCGGTCCGAACTGACCAGCGCCCTGCGCCGCGAGCGAGATCTCATGCAGCCGCGCCTTCACCCTGTCAGGCGTCACAGTCGCAGCAATCCGGGCCATCTCAGCCCTCAGCGCAGACTTCACTGCAGGTTTCTGCAGGTTCTCCCAGCCTGTCGTGTGAATGGCTGGTCCATCTTTGTAGCCTGCCTTTCGGGCAGCCTCGGTTGCGTTACCGAGGTGAGCATACTCACGCACGAAGGCGATCTGCTTTCGCGAGAGCTGGGCAGTTCGCATGCGATGTCGGGTTTGATCAGAGACGATGCGCTTCTGAGCAGTCTGGGCCATGGATACACTACGCGTAGGCCGAACGTACGGGCACCGTACACCTGCGTCACTGCTGCATCAACAGGTTGGGTTTCGCCACAGGGATGAGGGATGGGCAGCCGCGCGCCTCGCGCGCGCGTATTCTCATATTGCTGAGAGAGCTTTACTGATCGCTCAGCGCTGGGCTTCATCTTCCTTCTTCGCTTGGCCTCGCTTTTGGGGCTCGGCCAAGCTCTTCAAGAGCCCGGAGCACATGGGGAGTCTGAGGGGGAAAGAAAATTTCCGTCAAGAGGGAGACGACAAATCGCTAACAGGGCTTGTTTCACGGGAAACCATGGAGGTGGCGATGATCACGGGCGCACTGGTCCACTGCGTCGTTTGCATCGACGAGGACGGGCGGGAGCTGACGCACATCTTCTCGACGGTGGCGAAAGCTCAGGCCTTCGCCTCGACCGATCCGCGCGATCATGTGCTCTATGACTATGTCATCGACTGCCCCGAGCGCATGGAGGCGACCACGCAATAGAAGCCCATATTTGACCGTGGGGCGCTTTCCGCTCGATCTGGCCCCACCACAGCGGCTCACCCTAGAAATTCACTGTACGACCAAATACGGGAGCCGTACGATTGCATCTGCAGCGTAGAGCAGTCAGGCAGCTCGCTGGGCCCATACCCCGGAGGTCACCGGTTCAAATCCGGTCGCTGCGTCCATTCTTGGGAGCGGCCATGTTCCCGATCTCGCCGCGCTACACCATGACCCGGCGCGACAGCGTGCTGATGCGGGCCTCGGTGCTGTTCACGCAGCGCGCATGGGACTATTCCGGGCGCGAGTTTCGCGCCATGCTCAACATGGCTGAGGGGCTCGCCGAGGCGAGCCGCTACAACTGGAAAGGAGCCCGTCATGGCGTACAAGCCAGACCCGACACCCGAAGAGAACTTCCCCAACTGCTTCGAGGGCTTCGACCCGGCAGAAGATCCGGGCAAGCCTTACCCGCCCGCTGAACAAAATCCGCAAACCAGGCAGACCCAGCAGACCGCACCCAGCTCGACCTACAACACATCACCGAGCTGATCGAACGAGGGGGCCGCACCGGACACCCCTTCCCACACTTCCCTCATGTCCGGTGCGATCCATTGAGCCCGTCGCTCACCCCAGCGGCGGGCTTCTTTTTGGGTGGCGTTTGATTTTGGCCCACATCTTTGGCTGACCGGCCAAAGAAAAACGGGCCGCTTGTGAGGCGGCCCGTGAGATCGAGGTGGAGCGTCAACTAAGGACGAGCTGAGCTTACTTCCGCTGCGCCCGTCTCCACAAGTCGTCGCGCTCCATCTGCTGGTAGCGCTTGGCCAGCTCGCGCCGCTCCCAGCGATGCCAGATCGAACGATTGACCAGCCATACGCCAGCGAAGATCGCCAGCACCACCATCAGCAACCACCCCATGATCACTCCTCCTTGAGTTTGATCAGCACCCGGTCGATCTCGACCTTGCGCCTGTGCAAAAGCTTGACGAGCTTGTCCTCGGCCTCAGGCGGGATCGCCGTCTCGCCCTTGTCCCACCGCATCACCGTCCTGAGATGCTTGCCGAGCTGGCGCGCCATCTCCGACCGGTACTGCGGTCCCCACAACGCCTCCCCGGCGGCCTTCAGTGTCGTACGGTTCATTTGTGGTATCCTTGTTCAGTCGGCTCTACTCACTGAGTATATCCCACTGACGCCTCAGCCCCGCACCCGGTTTTATCCGGGGCGGGGCTGGCCGTGCGGGGCGCGGTCCCAAAGGTTCCACACACCACACCGCGCTCTCTCGCACGGCTATGGCGTCAGGGCTGGAAGTCGACGTTGCCCAGCTCGTCCTTCACCCACTCGTTCCACAGGAAGGTCTCGGCCGCGTCGAGCGAGGCGAAGCGCGGCTCCTGCTGCGGCATCGGCACCACGAACTGCCCACCCTCGATGGCGATGAAGCCGCCCTCGTAGACAAAGCCCGGGCACTTCCATGGCTCGCCGAACTCGGGCGAGAGGTCGCTACAGAACGCGCGGGTCTTACGCCAGTCCTCGAAAGGCGTCGCCGTCTCGTTCAACTTCTGTCGTAGATCGTGGCAGGCATCGGCCTGCGCGATGTAATGCTCGACCGTGCGCTCGGACAGCTCGCCCGTCGTAGCGCGCACCCGCAGATCCTGCTCCAGAGCAAGCAGCGCGGTCTTCACCAAATCACTCTCTGCGCCGTTCATGTTTCTTGTGTTCCTTCGGGCCATCGATTGGCCGTGCCACACATCTATGCCTGCCATAGAAGTATGTCAAGCGACGACCAGTCGCGCATTTGTGATTTTTGTCTCTGTTCGATATCGAACGAACGGCCCACCGTACGCAAAGCATATGGGGCTTGACTGTCGCCCGTATACTCATACGGTATGCGGTGAGGTTTTTGAGTTAAGTGCGTTTGTTCAAATGAATTTTGCAGGGGAAACGCGATGAGCATTCAGTTGCCTGAAGAGGTTCATCACCCCGGCTTCCTGACCATACTGGTGACCGGAGGCCGTGCCTTTACAAACGAAGACGCGCTCTACGAAATGCTCGACCATATCGAGGCCATGTGCGACAGCCGCCGCCTCGGCATGGTCATCGTGCAAGGCGGAGCGCAGGGAGCCGACAAGATCGCCCGCACATGGGCATGGCACAACAACAAGCAGCTCGTCACCGAGCGCGCCAACTGGCAGCAGCATGGCAAGGGTGCTGGCCATCGGCGCAATCAGGCGATGATCGAGAAATACCGACCCGACATCTGCGTCGCCATGCCGGGTGGCCGAGGCACCGCCGACATGGTCGCGCGATGTCGAACCAACAATATCCCGATCCTGCAGTAGCGCCCCCGTCGAAGACCAAGCTTCGGGGATGTGAGAGACGGGCGAGGGATCAGCCGTCCAAGCGGAACGCCACCGCCCATGACGTTACCTCGCCCGTCTAGGCTTCATCAAACAACAAGGAGCCTCCAATGCCGCGTGATGTCATCCCGGGGGAAGTCACCCCTCTGTTGCACGACCCGGTGCTCGACCTCCTGCGTCGAGGGCACGAGCTGATCGCCGATCCCTGTCGATGGTGCCGATCTGCCGACGCACGCACGGCCCGACACATCGACACCGACTACTTCGATCCGAACGCCG